GTCCCGGGATGTTCGGGGGGATCAACGGCTCAACATCAACACGATAATCATTTCCATTATGGCGCTGATCGCTATCGCCACATTCGTTCTTACTAGGGGTACATAATGAGTGAACCGGTAGGACCACAGTACGGTCTCGATCCACGCCTGGACCACACGCCTATCCGGGTGCCAGTGAACAGCCGAGACCTGGTGTCCGAAGAGGACTACCGCGACGGATCGGAGTTCGGTGGCGTGGCCGGACGGATCCAGCCGCCTCCGCACGTGCCGACGTCCAGTGAACGGCTAAGCATGATCTACGCCATCGATCCCTTGGATGATGGTACCTTCCCCGAATCGGTCCAGCCGCCGGAGCTTGACGGTACGTTCAACAGCGGTCAGGACTGATCCATGTCAGCCCCGGTGTTGAGTAAGACCAAGCTGTTTACCGACGTCTGGGGGTATGAACCACACGCAGGGCAACGAGACCTCCACCAGGACCGTACGCGGTTCAAAGTGATTCGGTGTGGTCGACGCTGGGGGAAGACGTACTTCGGTGGTCATGAGATGGCTACGCGGCCGCTGGCTCCCTCACCGTGGACTGGCATGGCGTCGATGGGCTGGGTGGTTGGACCCAACTACACCGATGCCGAGAAAGAGTTCCGGATTATCTATGATGACATGCGCAAGTGTGGGGTGGATCGCGACGCACTCAAGTTCGTTAAGAACTCGGATGCCGGGGCTTTGCACATCATCACCTCATGGGGCTCCGAGATCATCGGGAAGTCAGCCCAGCATCCGGATCGACTGGTGGGTGAAGGTCTGGACTGGGTCCTGATGGTCGAGGCTGGTCGGCACAAGCGAACTACCTGGGGTCAGTACATTCGTCCGGCACTATCCGATCGCCGAGGAATCGCGGTATTCTCCGGTGTACCGGAGGGCAAGTCGGAGAATAGCTTGCTGTACGCCCTATACGAGCGTGGACAGTCATCTCGGTTCCAGTCCTGGATGTCGTACAAGCGACCGTCCTGGACCAACGACATTGTCTTTCCTGGGGGTCGAAATGACCCAGAAATTCTTGAGGCAGAGGAAGACCTGACCACGGACGAGTTCGATCGTCAGTACGGAGCCGAGTTTACGGATAAGACTGGCGTGGTCATGAAGGAATACGACGATGATGTTCATCTCGGAGACTTTGACTACGATCCGTCGTGGGCTACGTATATGTCGGTGGACTATGGGTTCACGAATCCCTTCGTGATCTTGTTCATTCAGGTTGGACCACACGGAGATATCCGCGTGTTACGGGAGTTCCGGCGTCAAGAGCTGGACACTCCCGAGGTGTGTGCCGATGTCAACCAAGAGTACCCGGGTCTAGTACGGGTATGCCAGATGTTGTATCCTGATCCGGCCGAGCCCGACGACACGCGTACCATGGTGCGAGAATTGCGCATACCGGCAAACAAGAATACTGGTGGACCGATCAGGATTCGACTGTCGTTGATTCGGCGAGCCCTCAAGGTGAAGAACCGGCACTTACCTATGGGTGACCCGGAGCGACGGCCCACCCTTATGATCGACCGTACGCATTGCAAGACGTTGGCTTGGGAAATGCGAGAGGCCTACAAGTGGCCCGAGCATAAGTCAGAACAACGGTCCGATTCAGAGAATCCCCTCGACAAGGACAACCACGGAGTCGAGGCCTTGGGTCGTTTCTTCCGTGGTTACTTCGGTAAGTCCATGAGTGGTGGCGGAACGTTCGTCTCTACCGCAAATGTGAATGGTTGAGGTGAAGAATGGCTGGCGTGTTCACCCCGTATAGCACCGGGGCAGAGTTCTTTGGTGCGAAGCCAACGTGGATTCCTGACGACCTGGATGTCATGAGGATTCAGTCCTACCAGACGTACGAAGAGATGTACTGGAATGTGCCGGACATCTTCAAGGTATCGCTTCGGGGTAGCAACACGCTTCCGATCTACATTCCCACTACGAGGACTATCGTAGATACCACACACCGGTACTACGGGGCTGACTTCCGCGTGGTCCTCGGGGGTTCGTCAACCGCCGATATTACTGCTGCACAGCTTGCCCTGTCGGACTTCATGAAGCGCGAGAAGTTCAGGTCCAAGTACAACGGCTACCGCCGCTACGGACTGATCCACGGCGATGCGGTGTGGCACCTGACGGCTGATGGAGCCAAGGCCATCGGGTCTCGCCTGACGCTTACGGCGATCGACCCCGGGATGTACTTTCCCATCCCTGACGAGGACGACGTAGACAAGATCGTCGGAGTGCATCTGGTGGAACAGATCTCCACTGCCGATGGTGCCCGTATCCGACGGTTGACCTATCGAAAGGTCCCACGTTCTGATGGCCTAAACACGATCACTGTCGAGGAAGGGATCTTCGCCACTGACAAGTGGGGAGGGCCGGACGACAAGCCCGAGAGAGTGATCCGTGCAGTGACCAATCTGCCGGATACCATCACGGCTATCCCGGTGTACCACACCAAGAACAGCGAAGAGCCGGGCAATCCCTTCGGGTCCAGCGAGGTTCGGGGGTTGGAGCGCATCATGGGTGCGGTCAATCAGACCGTGAGCGACGAAGACCTGGCGCTGGCCTTGATGGGTATCGGGATGTACGCTACCGATGCCTCACACCCGATCGATCCGCTAACACGGAAGCCCACTCCGTGGCAACTCGGTCCAGGGCGTGTGGTCCACCATGACGGGACGAAGTGGGACCGTATCCAGGGAGTGGGAGACCTATCGGGATCGTACGGCGCGCACTACGTTCGGCTGTGGGAGGCGTTGAAGCAAGCATCGTCCACACCCGACGTAGCGATTGGATCGGTGGACGTTCAGGTGGCATCCTCGGGTATCGCGCTGGCGTTGCAGTTGTCACCGATGCTGGCGAAGGCATCCGAGAAGAATGACCTGTTGCTGGACACTCACAACCAGTTGTTCTTTGACATCTTCACAATGTGGATGCCCGCATACGAAGAGACCACGTTCGATGGGCTGTTGATTGACTGTACGGTCGGCAATGCCGTGCCGATCAACCGGGAGGATAAGTTTAACGAGCTGAACGATATGCTCGACCGGGGAGTAATCGACACCGAATACTACCGGACGGAAGCCAAGAAGTTGGGGTACGTCTTCCCGGAGGACATCGGCACCAAGGCGACTGCCGAGTTCCAAGCCCGGAATGCATCGGACTTCGCTGGGCGGCTGGCGGATGAAACGGCCGTGACTGACGATGGCAGCCAAGCCTAGTCCGGAACCGCTTCAGCCATATCGGAAGGTCCAGGCCGGAGCGGAACGGGATATGGCCGCTATCCTCGAGAGCACCGCCAAGGCCATTCAGCGGCGTGTGATATCCCTTCGGGCGGGGGTCGGTGGTGACGTCCGGAGGGCTCAGCTTAACGCGACGCTGGCTGCCATCCGGCGGCTACAACGCTCCATGTGGACCGGCGGTGTGGTACCCCTGGTTGATCGCGGCGTGGATGATGCCGAGAAGGCCGCTGAAACGGCCATAGAGACGATGACACGGGTTGCGTACGCCGCATTGCCCAACGGGGTTGCTGATGTCCTTGTGGCCGGGCTGAGGACGTCGGCTGAGTCAGGTCTTAAATCGGATGCCGCTCGTCGTAAGCGTGAGCTGTCTGATCGGGTGTATCGGCAGGCGGCTTTACACGAGGGCAAGGTAGAGGAAGTGATCCGTCAGGGGATCATTGCCAACCTGTCCGCAAAGGAATTGGCGCAGTCTGTATACCAATACGTAAGCCCCAATACTCCCGGGGGTGCGTCGTATGCGGCTATGCGCTTGGCACGAACTGAGATCAACAACGCCTTCCATGAGCGTCAGATTGCTGGTGCTACACGGCCTGGTGTATCGGCAGTGAAGTGGAATCTCTCTGGGTCGCATCGGGTGCCGGACAAGTGTAACGTTTACGCCGCACACGGGGGGAAGGGTGAATGGCCGGTAGGGGAGATTCCGGACAAGCCTCACCCCCAGTGTTTCTGTTTCCTGACGTATATCACCATGCCTCCGAAGGACTTCCAGGCCGCACTTGCCAGTGGTGACTTCGATGATGAGATCGAGCGTCGGACACAACAGAACATGGCACGTCTGGGGCAATCGGTCGGACCTAATGAGGTTCCGGCCAAGAAACCTACGGATGTGCAGGCGGCATTCATCACTAACCGTATCCGGGGGGGTGCTGGTGATAGTCCTTACCTGGCTGCCGATGTGGCGCGCAGGTTTGGTATTGACGAGGGCGAAGCGGCGCAGCTTATTGCACATGTCAAGAAGCAGGGTGTGCCGATGATCATTGAGGCCAAACCCAAGGCAACAAAGGCCCGTCCATCCAAGGATGTGCAGAAGACGACGACTGCCGTTCCGGTTAAGGAAACTAAAGTTACGGCATCTAACGTCGTGCCTATCCGTACTGATGGTAAGGACCCACTCAACCGTGTTGAGGGTGAGGGCCGGGATCGTGTGCAGCGTGTGCTTGATGAGCAGCGTGGGTTTGTGCCCAACACGATGCGCAAGTTCAACGGTATCCGGAAGATGTCGGCTACGGAAGCCAAGGAGTTTGAGCGTCGATTCACTGCCGACGCGCTGGGTGGCTACACCGTGGAAACGCGAGAGATTGCCATTCACCCACAGGTGTTCACCAAAAAATATGAACGAGAGTTCGCGCGGGATATCAAGTCTGGTTTCTTCTCCCAGTGCGGGCACGATCACGGCTCGGTAGAGTCGTTCGTCGCGCATGAGACGGGTCACCACGTGGACAACATCATGCGACTGGCGTCACCCAAGGAAGTGCGCGCGGTCTGGACGGTACTGGCCGATGCTCTGGGCATCAAGCCGCCTGTGTTGACCGATAAGACGAGTTTGGATCGGTGGGTTACCCGGAACCAGGCCATACTCGCCAAGCAGGTCTCTGGATACGGCTCAGAAGATGCAGGGGAGCTGATCGCCGAGGTGTGGGCCGAATACACGACCAACGATAAGGCTCGGCCCCATATCAAGGGAACGGGAGATGCGATTCGTAAACTCTCGGAAAAGAGCGCATTGTAATTGGTAACATACAACTCTTCACCTATTTTAAAGGGAGCAATCATGAGTCTGCGGCTCATCAAGCCTGGCATGGGTTCTGCGAACCTGACGGGCAAGTTTCACCCCAAGACTGGAGCGGCCATCGAGCCGTTGTATGTGCGCGATGATGGTTCGGTGGTGTGGCCCGGACTTGGCGCGGCTTCCGATGACCCGGACGATCCTGACTTCGTTGGTGGAGGTGGTGGCTCCGGCGGGGATGACGACGAAGACGAGGATGACGAAGACGACGAGGATGACGACAAGGGGAAGAAGACCAAGAAGACCAAGGGCAAGAAATCCGATGACGACGAGGACGACGAGGACGACGACGAGGAAGAGGAAAAGACCCCCTCTCGTCCCGAGCGTCAGGCTGCGCGATACCGCGTTAAGCTCCGCGAATCCGAGAAGCGGGAGGCGGCTCTGGAGGCGCGACTGAAGGCCATCGAGGACAAAGACAAGCCCAAGGATGAGGTCGCGGCTCGGGAGGCCGCCGAGGCCAAGACCAAGGCCGACAAGGCTGCACAACGGGCGGCTGATCTGGCTATTGAGAATGCATTCTTGAAGGTCAACCAGATCCAGTGGGTTGATGTCGAGGATGTTCTTACCGTGGCCGGTAAGGAAGGTCTCTTCGAAGATGTGGTTGACGAGGATGGTACCGTTGACGCCAAAGCACTTCGCGTGGCTCTGCGAGATCTCGCGAAGCGTAAGCCGCATCTTGTCAAGCCGAAGGCGGTGTCTTCGGGTGACGACGATAACGACGAAGAGCCGGGCTCTCGCCGTACCGGTAGCACCATGAATGGTCGACGTCGTGGAAAGGGTTCCACACCTTCCCGCGAAGAACTGGCGAAGAAGTTTCCTGTCGTCGGTCGGCTGTAACACTTCCCGAAAGGTCTGTGGCCCGAAGGATCAATGCAATACAAGGCTACGTTCTCAGACAATGAAGGGAGTGGACGTGAGCCGGTACGACAAGTATTCCCCCCGGGCTGGTGGGTTCCGTGCGCCGCTCAATGCGGCGTGGACTGCTACCTCCGGACCTGCGGGTGTGACGGACCTGAACCGAGTGATCGGTGTGGCCCTGAATGGTTCGGGCAAGCTCATCAAGGCGACCACGGCGCTGATGTGTATCGGCATTACGATCGTCACTTCGGCCAAGGCAGCCAACGACATCGCGGACGTGATGACCAATGGCGAGGTGGCGGAGTTGGACCTCAATGATCTTCAGGCTGCAACGGCTCCGGTTGCCGGGACCAAGTACTACCTGGACGTCACGGCTGGTCGGCTGACGGCTACAGCTCCGGCTACCGGCATCAACGCGTACTACGTCGGGACCACGGTCGAAGCTGGCCGCCTCGTCGTCCGGACTGCCCTCATGCAGGGTCAGTAAAGGGGGATTGACGATGACCACTTCAACCATGCGGCGTTTCTGGACGCCGGACATGACCATTCCGGCCACTCTCTCCACGACCCCCAAGCGGGGCATGGAACTGGTGGATCTCCGGGCCCTGGGCATCATCCCGGCGGGTATCGGTGGAGCCAACCGGCTCGGTACCCACGTTGCTGCCGACGTCGTCACAGTCACGGCGGACGGAACCGACCTGAACGTGATCTGGTCGACGTTCATGGATCTTCTGAACGTCGTGAACGGCCAGCGTCAGGCGTTGATCAATTTCCTGACGTACTCCGTCGGTCAGCCCACGGAACTGGTGACCCAGCCCGGTCAGGGAGTCGACTTCGAACTGGCCTCCGAGTTCGGTGAGCCGGTCGGAAGCCGGATCGTTCCGGCGTACTTCAACCTGGGTTACACGTTCAACTGGTACGACCTCGCCGCGCGTTACACCTGGCAGTACTTGGCGGATGCGACCGACGACATGGTCAACTCCGTGGCCAATGCGTCAGTCGAGGCGTACTACCGGCTGTTGTTGAACGCCGTTCTCAAGACTGTGTTCAACCCGACGAACCTGGTTGCGACCATCCGGGGCAACGCCTACAACGTGTTCAAGTTCTACAACAACGACGGAACCGTTCCGCCCGCGTACAAGAACAACACGTTCCTCGGGTCCCACACGCATTACAAGAACTCCGGCACGGATAACGTCCTCGAGGCGACAGACCTGGACACCCTGGTCATCGACGACTTCGCTTCGCACGGCTATGACCAGCTCGGCGGCTACCGCCTGGTCGTGATGGTCAACACCGTGATCGGCAACCAGATCCGCAACTTCCGGTCGGCGGTCAACACGGCGCAGCCGGTCGCGGGCAACTATGGCCGGTACGACTTCATTCCGGCGCAGGGGCAGCCGGGTCAGATCATCCCGGCAACCACGCAGGTCATCGGCGCGGCCCAAGTGGCGAACAACCTTCAGGGGTTGAACGTCATCGGGTCCTACGGGCCGCTGATCATCGTGCAGGATGACTGGCTGCCGACGACGCACCTCTTCGCATTCGCGACGGCCGGTACCGACAACCTTCTCAACCCGATCGGTTTGCGCGAGCATGCGAATGCGAACCTGCGTGGGCTGCGGCTGGTCAAGGGCCGGAACGCGGACTACCCGCTCATCGACTCGTTCTGGGCCGCCGGTTTCGGTACCGGCGTCCGGCAGCGCGGTGGTGGGATCGTTATGGCCCTCACGGCTGCCGCGTACGCGCCTCCGGCCATCTACGCCTAGAACGGAGGCAACTATGCGGAAGATCCCTTGGGAGGGCGATGCGGCACTGTCCGACGAGGACATCCGCTTTATCGTCCAGGCCGGAGTGCCCGGCTGGATCGAGCGGGCAACCGTGCACCAGGCCAGCTTCGGTGTGGACATGCCGGACCTCTCCGGCGGGGAGGACCTGGCCACCAAGTACGCGGACGATCCCACGGCTCGGCGGGGAGAACCGGTCCAGTCTCCCGGTGCGCCTCAGCTCATCGATCCGACCAACCCGGATGCCGAGGAAATGCCCCCGGCGGAAGACGTCGAGGGTGACGACTACGACGAGTGGAACAAGGCCGATCTCGAGAAGGAAGTGACCGGCCGGAACCAGATGCCGAATACCACCGAAGTGACCGTGGTCGGTACCGGCAAGGACGGCGCGGTACTGAAGGTGGACTTGGTCAAAGGGCTGCGGCTCTGGGACGAAGAGAATCCGGACGCGCTGAACGGCTGAACACAAGGGAACCGGGAGTCGGAAACGGCTACCCGGTTCTTTTGTGAGTTCTGGAGCTCATGTATGGTGATACGATGGGGTCATCTCAGAGTTGGAGGTGAATGACCCATGGCTGACGCAGATGTCATCGCACGGTTCCGCCGGATGACGGCCCTAGCGGTTGATGACGCTGTCTATACGGATGCGATCATCGATGGCATGATCGAGGACTTGGGGTTCGAAGCGGCCGCAGCGTCCGTGTGGCGCGAGAAGGCGGCATCCGTAGCCGGACTGGTCGACACGACGGAATCGGGCTCCAGTCGCCGTCTGAGCCAGATGCGAGAGGCCTATCTGGCCATGGGGGGTTCCATCGATCCCGTGGTTGAGACGAGCGGTGGTTCTTACACCGTGGAGATCGAGCGGGTATGACTGCCAACGCCGCGACTCTTGATGCCCAGCGCCGGATGACCACGGCCTTCATCGAGGACGATCCAACCACGGCGTCTCTGATCCCCCAGACCCGAACTGCGACCGCGAGTGGTGGATACACCGACACCTCCGGTGCACCCCGGGCACCCCAGACATTCAAGTTGTCTCTCTTGGCCTACGATCAGCGTCCGACCATCACCGTAGCGGGTGTGGAACGGGTCGCTGATTATCACCTGATCGGTGCCCATGACATGGCTATCGAGGTTGGTGACTATTGGGTGGATGCCGAGGGGACCCGATACGACGTGATTGGCTTCACCGAAGGATGGTCATACATGACGAAGGCGTTTGTCTTGCGGCATGTTCCTCGGGAGGCGAATCTCTGATGGCACGCAAGGGCACTTTCGTATTCGATTCGTTAACACCTAGCCTCAAGGCATTGCTTCCTCGGGTGGATGCGGCGGTAGACCTGGTGTTCGATCGATATGAGCCAATAGCCGAGACTCACATGCGCACCAATGCTCCGTGGCATGACAACACCGGGAACGCGCGTGCAGGGCTATTCGCCACTCATGAGTCGGAGCCGATGGTTGAGCACAGCTTGACCCTGTACCACACCATGCCTTACGGTTTCTGGCTGGAGGTGCGATGGTCGGGTAAGTACGCCATCATCGGACCTACGATGTTTGATCTTGCCGGAGACCTTGCCTCGGATCTGGCGGCTGCGGTATCTCGAGCGGTTAGGGGTGCCTGATGCGCGCTCTGGTGAGGGCTGCGATCATCGCGGACGCGACATTGAACGGGCTGGGCATCGTAGACGGTAATAGCTTCGCCGTGGATGTCGACACTCCGCAGAGTCGCCCGTTTCTTCAGCTTCGTTGGGGGAGAAACGACGTTGGCCTAGACGTGGTGACTCGACGTAATCTCGTAATATGGGTGCACAACAAGCCCGGGGATTACACCACCAGGATCGATCCTATCCTCTTGCGCTTGCGTACTCTTCTGGTTGGGCTGGAAGGGCAAAGCAATGGGCTGGGCCACTTGATCGCTGTCGAGTGGGCTGGCGATAGCGAAGACCTAACTGATGACGGCCACAAGACAATCACCAGGAATGTCAGCTTCTCGCTGGTCGGTTCCGGACAGTAAGGGAGAAAGGGAATGCGCTACATCAAGTACATCGGGCTATCCCACGGCCGGATGATCACAGCCGGGGACTGGCGCTCCGTGGGCATCAACGGTGAGACCGTGGTGTGGAACGCACAGAACGGTTTCGCAGTTCCGTTGGACCGGCTGACCGAGGACCAGATCCGCAAGGCGATCGATCCCGACCAGAACTTCGTGATCACTGCGGATGACGAGCTGTTCGTGCCGACCCCGCAGCCGCGAGACATGGTCCCGGCGGAAGCCGCCAAGGCCGCTGAGTCCCCCGTGGACGTGGTGGCCATGGCGAACGATGGCGCTGAGGCCGTGGTGAACCACTCAGGGGCCTTCCCGACCGTGCCGGACGTCATGACGGACCCCACTCCGGCCAAGCGCGGCAGGTAACCATGAACCTCCGCTGCCCACACCGCATGTTCGGGGAGGTGACCGTGCCCGCTGTTAACGAAGGGGAGATCGAGGTCGCCTGCCCGTCGCGGTGGTGTGGTAAGCGGGCGGGTGTGATGGTGCTGCACACATTCAGCACCAGGACCGGTGAACTGTTGTCGACTCGGCAGTTCCAATCTCCCAAGGGGAGGGTTTAAATGGCACTAGGAACCGCAATTCCCTATGGTCTGCGGGATGTCAAGTTGGTGCAGTACCCGGACTTGACGGCACTCACGTTCGGCTCGGTTCTGACGGACCTGCCGATCTCGCGGACGTTCAGCTTCAACGACACGGAGGAATACAACGACCTCCGGGGTGACGACGCGCTTCAGACCTCCCACGGTCAGGGCGCGCAGGTCGAGTGGGAACTCGAGTCCGGCGGCATCTCGTTCGCGGCCCATGCCATCCTCGCGGGTGGTGTGGTCATTGAGACGGGCATCACGCCGAACCAGGTCAAGCGATTCCGCAAGAAGACGACGGATCAGCGTCCGTTCTTCCTCGGCATCGGACAGGCCATCAACGACTCCGGCGGGGACTTCAAGTCCTACATCTGGCGTTGCCGCGCTACGGGCAACATCGAGGGCGAACTCGGCGATGGTGAGTTCTTCATCCCGTCGGTTTCGGGTCTCGGATACCCGTGCCTGGTAACCGGGTTGGTCGCAGCCACCGAAATCAACCAGTCGGTCTACGACTTCGTGCAGTCGGAGACCACGGCCAACATCGCGGCTCCGGCGCTGGACACTCCGGCCGTTCCTGTCGTGTACTCGTTGTCGGACATCACTGGTCCGCAGGCGGGTGGCGAGGTCGTCATCGTCAACGGCTACGGTTTCAACGCCGTGACGTCGGTTCTCATGGGTGTCACGGCTGTGACGGACTACGAGGTTGAGACCCCGTACCGGATCGCCCTGATCACCCCTCCCAAGACGGCTGGCCCGTTCCAGGTCATCGTCTCCAACGCGACCGGTCCGTCGTTGACCGGCGCATTCTCCACGTATACGTACGTCTGATCCTTCATCGGAAATTGGAGCACACGATGCCTTCCAACGAACCCATCAACAACGTCTGGGCCTCCGCAGTACCGGAAGGCACAGAGGAAAATCTCACACTACCGTCGGGGCAGACCTGCCTGGCCAAGAAGGTGTCGATCGAATCAATGATCGAGGCTGGAATCCTCGACCAAATCGACTCTCTGACCGCGACCGTGGAACGGTACACGCGTCGGGTCAAGGGGGGTAAGGTGCCGGACGGTACTCCGGTTATGGACTCGTCCATCATGGGCGACTCGAATGCGTTGAAGCTGATGATCACCATGGCTGATCGGGCGCTTCCGCACATCGTTGTGTCTCCCCCCGTCGCCCTCCACTTCTCGGAGCGAACGGTCGGCAAGACCAAGGTGACCAAGCGGTTGAGCGAGGCTGACCGCATCCCCCTGCGCGAGGAACGTCCAGGCCTGGTGTTCACTGACCAGATCGACCTCGGGGACAAGATGGAACTGTTCCAGTGGGCTATGGGGGGACTCGACAAGCTCCAGGCCTTTCGTGGCGAATCCACGCCTGATGTGGGAAGTGTGGTGCCTGTCGCAATCGCTAAGGTCCCGACCAAGCGTGGTCCTCGGCGTAAGTGATCCACTGACCGCATTCTGTCTCGACCGGGCGGTGTGGTCATTCTCCAACTCGATAGAAACCGAACAATCTGCCGCCACGAAACGCCTTCCCCAAAGCGCTAAAGAATCAGCACACGATCGGGCTCGGCAACGGGTCTTGGATAAATTCCTAGGGGTGGAACCGGCCAAAGAACAGGGTCGATTCCGAGCCCCGGGTTAGTAACAGGGGAGGTGACGAATGGCTGCCGGGAACCACACACTAGGAACCATCCGAGGCACGATCGAGATTGACTACGATGGTGCCGGTATCGTTCGCGCAATCAAGGACACCGACAAGGTCAAGAACCGGATGGGTACCCTTACCGGTGCCTCTGACAAAGTCCTTGGTGCTTTCGGTAAGTTCGCCAGTGGTGGACTCAAGGTAGCCGGTGCGGTCAACCTCGTCAACAATGCCGCAGGACTTCTCGTTGGCACTCTCGCTGTCGTTGGACCTTTGGCGGCAGCGGGATTCGCCACTGCGCCGGGCATCATTCTTGCGTGGCAGTCGGCCCTGGTCATTGCCAAGGTAGCCGTCGCTGGTGTAGGCGATGCGATGAAGGCGGCTGCCGAGGGTGGAGCTAAATTCGACGAGGCAATGAAGAAGTTGTCTCCCGAAGCACAGAAGTTTGTAAAGGCCTACCAAAAGGCCGTCCCGGTAATCGATCAGGTCAAGAAGTCGATTCAAGATGCATTCTTCGCAGGGAATGCTGGGCTGATCCGTGATGTCACCGGTGCAATTGTCTCCCTTCGTGCGCAGGCAACGGGGGTTGCTGGTGCAATGGGTAAGGTTGTTCAGTCAACTGTCGCCGTTGCCACGTCGAGCAAGAATGTCGAAGGTCTTCGATCAATTCTCTCGGGATTGACTGCGTTTCTGATCAAAATAAGGACTTCAATCGGTCCTGTCGTTACTGGATTCATCGCCCTTGGTGCACAGGTAGCGGGATTTGGTGGAACTGTCGGAGGTGCGGTCAATGGCGCTCTGACTAAGTTGGCCGAATTCCTCAATAACATTGACGTTGCTGCCCTGTTCGCCAAGGCTTTGCCAATCATTCAACAACTCGGATTGGTCCTCGGTAATGTGGTGGATATCTTCACCACGTTGTTCTCGGGGATCAGTGTTGACGGCGCAGGCGCAGCCTCGATTCTGGCGACCATCACCGGATCACTCGCGGCATTTCTGCACACCGCCGAGGGACAACAGGCGTTGCAAGCCCTTGGTCAGGCGATGGCCGCGATATCGGCTGCGGTCGGACCGGTGTTCCTTGCCTTGCTGCAAGCATTGGCACCGGCTATTGTCACGCTTGCCCCGGGTATCGCAGAACTAGCCACCACGATTGCTGGCCAGCTCGTCCCGATCATCCAAGCGCTTGCGCCATTGCTGAACGCGGTGGCTGGGTTCTTGTCGGACAACATCGGCTGGATCGAACCGCTGGCTGTTGCGGTGGTCGCGTTGGCCCTGGGTTACAAGACCTATGCGGCAGCGGTTGGTGTGGTCAATGCGGTCAAGGCGTTGGAGTTGGTTGCATTCGCCAGGTCGGCAGCCGCCTGGGTCGCCAGCACGGCTACGATCATCGCTAACGGAGTGGCGGTTTCGGCATGGGCCGTGGCTATGGCGGTTGCTCGAACCGCTACGGTGGTGTGGACCGGCGTCCAGTGGTTGCTGAATGCTGCCCTCACGGCTAACCCGATCGGCATCATCATCGTGGCTATCGGCGCACTGATTGCCATCATCGTGCTGATCGCTACCAAGACCACCTGGTTCCAAACCATCTGGAAGGCCGTCTGGGGATTCCTGAAGGCAGTCGGTGCCTGGTTTGCCGGGCCCTTCGCCAACTTCTTTGTACAGGCGTGGAACAAGATAGTCAGCGGGGCACAAACGCTCTGGGGCTGGATAGTCACGATCTTCAACGCGATCAAGACTGTGATAACCACGCAGTTCAATATCGTCAAGACTGTCGTGATGGCGGTCTGGAACTTCATTGTCGGGTACATCAAGTTCCAGATAGCCTTGGTCAAGGCGGTAATCTCGGCAGGCGTCGCTGCTGCCAAGGCGGTATGGTCCGCCGCGATGAATGCAGTCAAGGCCGTCGCTCGTGCGGTTTGGGCTGCGATCGTTACCACGATCAAGGGCTACATCACTGGAGTCAAGAACGCAATCGCAGGTGTGAAGAGCGTAATCGCTACGGTCAAGAACGCGTTTACCTCTGCCAAGAATGCGGCCTCGTCGGCTTTGTCATCGTTGGTGTCTACGGTGAAGGGAATCCCCGGTCGGGTGATCGGTGCCTTGGGTAACTTGGGGTCGTTGCTGTACAGCAAGGGACAAGCGTTGGTGCGCGGCTTCATCAACGGTATTGCCTCGATGATCGGTGCCGTACGTGACAAGGCGGCATCGGTGGTGTCTGCGGTAACCAGATTCCTCCCCGGTTCTCCGGCTAAGGAAGGACCACTGTCCGGTAAGGGATACGCATTGCTCCGGGCACGTCGGATGATGGCCGATCTAGCCCAGGGTATCGAAGATGGCTCTCAGAAGCCCGTTGTGGCGATGGCCGGGGCAATCAACCCAATGGCACGGGCAACGGTTCCCGCTGGCTCTACGATGAAATCAGGGGCCTCTTCCACCCCAACCGTTGCGCCGTCCGCCGGGGGGTCGCACACATACCAACTGGTCGTAGATGGAAAACAGATGGCGGAGTTCGTTGTGGATGCCGTCACTGGTGCACCGATTCAGGTCAACAAGGCGTCAAATGAAGGATCCAGGAAGTCTTCCTGGGCGGGATCGGGGAGGTAACCATGGCTGTTCGTTTGGATCGCAACTACCCGAGTGTGTACTTCGGTAGGCCTGGATCACTAATCACCTTGCCCTATCCCCGGGGTGACATGGATCGTTCTTACGATCGGCTGACCTCCGACTTTCTAACTGGGTCTGGTCAGCACATGGTGTCATCGCTGATCAGCGGTTCTCGGGCGAATGTCCTCAACTGGAATGCATTGCACGTTGACACCTTCAAGCTTGTCGATCAGTACTGGTCCGGCACGATGGGAGTCGGTCCCTGGGTTCTGATCGATCCGGCCATGACGAACATGCTCCGACCGAACCAGTCCGGTGCGTGCAGCGCGTACAACGACTCTCGTCACTGGGTCTCGGCTGGTGGATCGGGTGGCACCATCGCAGCCAACTCGAACGTGACACACATCCATAGGGTCGGTGCCACACGCTCCCTGCAATGGTTGTTCGCGGTGGCTGCCGCCGGATCACCTGAGCTGTCGTTTCTGTACCCGTATCGGTCCTGGTTCGGCTTTCCGGTAATGCCTGGGTTGTCTTATGCGTGGTCGGCCTGGGTCAAGCCTGACGGAGTGATTGACACCTCGGTCACGTTGCAGATGAAGATGCAGTGGGTCGATACCGCAGGCGTTCAGGTGACAGACATTGGAGATACCGCGACAGCCGTCACGGCCTGGACACGGCGCTCACTCGTGGGTGTGGCACCCGCAGGTGCGGCGTATGTTCGGCCTCGAATCGTTCTCACGTCGGCTACGATGACGACTGGTGGATCGGTCTATGTGGACGAACCCATGCTGGAGCAAGATACAGTGGTCAATGACTGGGCACCCGGAACAGGCATCCGTCCCGTAGAGATGATCGGGCTGAACGAGCCGGTTCCGTTCGCCTCTCGGTTCCGTAAGTCGTTGTCCATGACGTTGAGGGAGTTGGCACAGTGACCGCACTGGATGATGCGCTCAATACAGCTTCTCCGGTTTACTCCACACCGGACATCACTGCCGACTGGCTGGAAGATCCGCCGAACGAGGCCAGCAATCCAAATGCTGACGCGATGCGGGTGCTGGGCAACCAGTCCACGGGTGTCTACCAGGTATCGCAATCCCTTGACGATGCGCTGCCCGATCCAGTCACGATGACTGGTGGTAACGACGCCAGCACCAAGGCAACGATTGGCCTTAATGGCCGTGACGCTATCTTCGGCCAGAACATCGGCTGGAGAACTAATCTGGCGTCAGGAACGGGAACCGGTACGTCGGTAGCCGTGACTCTGCCAACCGATTCCGACTGGGGTGACTATTCCATAGTCGCGGTGGTACTCAACTCGAATACCGTGGGGATCACGGAGCCCAACTCTGCCGATCCGAATGGCTGGCAAGTTCTGGCCTCATTCTCTGACGGCGCTACGATCAAGACCTGGATCTACGGTCGGCGGTGGTACTCCGGGGCTCCGGCGTTGACGTTCACTCTCAACTCTAGTGTGGCCTGGGCATGGGTTGCCGTATCCGCCTATGCACGGATGGCGAACGGCATTCAGGTTCCGTTGGCC